TATGTAGGATTTTATGCCAACATTTGCCAACAATTTATGCGATTGACTTCTTGAGTAATTAGCCGAATAACCCGCATTTAATGCTGATTGTTCAATGTTTCCACTAATGATGTACTCATCAGCAAATTTCCGTTGTTTTAATGTCAATTTTGCCAACTTTCCACCACCTTTCTTGACAAAATAAAAAGACAATCTCTCGACTGTCTTTAAAAAATATGATAGGTTATTATTGGAAATTAGGTAAGGTTTAACTATCTTACTGCTTGCGTTTTTGTATCTAAAAATAAAAAATTATTAAAGGAAAATCTATGAAAAATTTACCTCACCTAAAATTCCCACACTATCATTTTAACACATAAAAAAGGCTCATTGGGCTCAACATTTTAGAAATTATTTAAAATTTCTACCAAACCGTCAATAGACTTCCTTAATTTTCTTTTAACTGTAGAAATATCCATGTGATATTTATTGGCGATATCATAGATTCTCATTCGATTAAAATACTTGGCGTAAATCAATCTGTAATTCTCGGGATCTAGAGATTTTAGAAATTGCTCAATACATTTTAATACTCGCCTATTTTCTTGATATACTTTATTATCTAATTTCTTAATTATGTTTCTCTCATTTTCCCTACCAGTCTTTTGAGTGCTAACCTCGTTCTTGTCTGCTGGTTGATATGCGTTTAATAAGAAGTCGTTGCACTCCATTTGTAAGTTTTTGAAATTCTTTAAAAAAAACTTTGCGTCATCTATTGTGTATTCTCCAATCTTTTCACAATCCGTAATCATACCTCTACTCCTAACTCTTTTAATCTTTCAACCATATTACTTTTAATCCTTTTTAGTGAATCTATTATTTCGTGTTCATATTCTTTATTAATACCCAAGATAAACGTCCCAGTTCCTATCTCAATAGATTTTGAATTATTATTGCGCCTATCAATAAATTCTTCTATCCCATTAATATATTGCGTTAAAATATTAACTTCTTTTAAATCTTCAATTTTCATCTAACAAAACACCTCCAAAATTTCATCTCCAAACTCATCAATACACGCTTGGGCTATTTCATATGATTTGAAGTGAGGTAGTTTTGAAAAGGTAGTGCATCTATATGATGAATCAACCCACAATTCTTTATCCTCAATATAGATTTTGATAAAATATTTATACTCGTCTATATTTTTCCAATTAGGCTTCCAATCTCCTTGTTGTTCTTTAACCCAACATTTAATCTTCTTAATCAATGTTTGTTCTTTTAAAAATTGCTCGGCTTCTTCTTTGGTGTCGAAGTATAGTCCTAGTTCGTATAAACGTTTATCGCCGTCGTTCCAGATGTAAAATGTTTTTTCTTCTAACTCTCCTGTGTAATCGTCAATGTAATACATTTCTGTACCATCTTTCGGATAACTTATTTCATAAGGTTTCTTCTGTATCTTCCTTAACTCTTCCTTTAGTTCGTCTATCTCTGCTTGAGAATGTTCTATCCTTGCAGTTAACTCTTGTATCTTTTGTTCTTTGTTCATCGTTATTCTCCTTCAAATTTCGGTAATTCAGTCCAATATATTTCGTCTGCATCCGTACCTTCAAAACCTACAAACATATCAAACTCTATCCAAGTATCCACCCTCGTGTCAGAATACCCTCCAGAACTTAGAGGAAAGGTAACCAACACTTCTTCATCAATGTCAGGAGTACGCCCCTCCCACATAGAGGTGTATAAATCACCATATTCTTCTTTTTCTTCTTCTGTAAGTTCTCTTGTATAAATTTTATGCCATTTCACCACTATTCCTCCTAATCGTTGTATAAAACAATATCGCTTGAATGTACTAAATATTGTTTTCCGTTTTTCAATTTAACCTTTACAGTATCTTTATTATCGTATGTAGTCCATTCTACTACTTCTCCAGTTACTATTTCATTATTAGGTAGTTTAATTACTGCTTTTTGCAACATATCCTCGGCTTTATCTTCTTTAAACATAGTTAACCCTAAACCTAAAAGAATTAATAATACACCTATAAAAATCATTGAGCCTGTATCCACCCTAACTCTTTCCATTTTTAGTCCTCCAACAACTCCTCATTTTCGTATACGTTGCCTATGACTTCCAACATTTCCTCTATGTCATCATAATTGCTAAAATACCCCGTACTCCAACGACTATCTATTGATTTTAGAACAAACGCACAACTACTTTGTTTATATTTGATAATACAATCCCAAGTACCATTAACCGTTACTATATCGCCTTCATAAATATACTTTCCGTTCTTATCCTTAAGTCCTGTGTTCTCCATGAACTCAATTTCATCAAAATCACAGTAACGATATCTATATTCATCTTCATCGTAAACCACAACTACTTTAGTATCAAAGTTAATTGTTTCTACTTCTAACACTTTATTCAAATACTTAACATATACTTTTGGTTGTAACATTTTCTCAACTCCTCTACACCTAATTCATTTTTAACTCTCGTAAACTTTCTACAAAGTAGTTAAAATTTTCTAATTCTTCATCAGATACTTTTAATATTATTCTTTTAGTTCCAGTATTATTCAATATATATGAAAATCTTAAATTTCCGTTTAAGTCACATACATCTATCATAAAATAATCACTCCAGTTAACTATCGTTGGATTTGCCATTTTTCCTACCCCCCTACTCCGTTTCTTTCTGCTGTTCTTTTTGTTTGTTCGGCTTGTTCTCTATCTAATTCTTTTATGATTTTTTGTAATCTTTTGTTTTGTATTTTTAGTTCTTTGTTTTCTTCCTCCAATTTTAAGATTTCATCCACAGAAAAACCTGTTCCGAGAATGGCTCCAAATATAAGCCCTATCGTAACAAAAACAAACGGAATTACCATTAATGCGTCTTTCATTTTCTAACCTCCTATATCCTTTGGACTACATCCCAACACGTCTGCCAATCTTTTCAACGTTTTAAATCGAGGACTTAGTCTTTCGCCAGTTCTGATTAATTTAATAACGTTAAAATGTACTCCCGAAACTTTGTGTAATTCTTTATCGGTTATTTTTATTTGATCCATTATTTTTTGTAAGTTGGTCATAGTTCATACCCCTTCACGTATACACCACAAATTGCATTGTACCTTTTTTCACTGACCAACTTACTTACATGTGAATCATCCTTCCAAAATTTCAGTTTAGTCATTTGGTCAATAAATGCTTTTGCCAAATTATCCACATCAGGTTTTTTAGTATAATAATCACCATCTACTTTATTTTTCTCTAGAGGGAAACACCATATTAACTCAACTCCAATAGGAGCATTTAACACCTTACCAGGAATATGACTAATCAATCCTGTTTTGAATATTTCTTTAGCTTCTTTCAAATTATGCGAATCAAAAATAATCGGCTTACCATTTTTTACTGAAATAAATTTATCTTGGTGAGTAACTGTTGGTATTTTTTTCAAAGGTACAAAAAATTCAATTTCCATTTTTTATTTTCACTTCCTTAACTCCATTTTAATTTTTTACCATTTCCATTTTTTCTTTTTTTATTTTTCGCGCGGCGTACAGGGCGGTGTTGGTACAGACAGGGGGTGGTTTTTAACCCCCCTGTACTGTCCAACCTGTACTGTCCCTGTCACCTCCATCCACCATCATATATCTTAGATATATGGTTGTCGGTGTCCAAGACGACACTATAAAAATATAGTTACGTCTAAAAAATACTAGACTGATTTTTTAATTGTCTTCCGAAAAAGTCGCGACATATTTTTTATAATCCTGTCTCGTATTTTTTTATAGTTTTTGTATTCTTGTCATACCAATATATTTTACTATTTTCTAATCTTCGTTCTATAGTTTTTACATTGATACCTAAATAATCAGCTACCATTTGTTTAGTTGGTTCTTCTCCAAAATTGCACTTTTCAACAGCTAATTCAAACTCTAACATACTTTCTTTCTGCTGTTCTTTAGCTTGTTTTTGTCGTCCTTCTTTAGCTTTTGAATACTTATTCTTATCAGAATCTACCTCTATATCTGCTAATACTCCAACATTATCTATAGTATGCACAGGATAACTAAACCACATGTTTACAGGTTCGAACTTCGCAAACTCTCTGAGTGTACCCTCAACACGCCACGCTGTCTGCTGCTTAACTTTAGCCTCTAACTCTTTGGCTTGCGCTCTAACTTCCATTAAATGACCGCTAAGACTTCTTTCAGCGTGAGATTTCATAGCCTCATAATCATAATGGTCATCCATTCCAATTTTAGTCTTGTAGTATTCATTGTTTAACGTTCTTATTCTATCTTCATAGAATTTAACTAATGTGTCGTTTAACTGTGTTTTTAGTAAAGTTTCTGGAATCTCCAATTCAACCAAGTCTAGTAATGCGTCGGGATCTCGTGCAAACACTCCACTTCCGCTGGCCCTATCCATTGACTTTTTGCCGCCTTGCGCACCTTTTGAGTGGTGGTGGCAATAAATCACCGAACAACCTAACTCAGTAGCGACTTTGTCAAATTGGTTGGTAAAATGAGCCATCTGGTCTGCGCTATTCTCATCACCAGTAAGTACCTTATAAATAGGGTCGATAATAACTGCTGTGTAATTCTTCTTATACGCCCTTCTGATTAATTTTGGAGCTAACTTATCCATAGGTACAGTCTTACCTCTTAAATTCCATATATGGACGTTATTTAGGTTACTAGCGGGTAAATTTAATTTAGCGTAAACATCCTTAAATCTGTGTAAGCAACTAGCTCTATCAAGCTCTAAATTGACATATAAAACGCGCCCTTGCGCACATTCCCAGTTTAACCACTTCTTACCTTCAGCAATCGCTATTGCCATTTCTATTAATGCGAAACTCTTACCAGCTTTTGAAGGCCCAGCAATAAGCATTTTGTGACCTTGTCTAAGCACTCCTTTAATTAATTCAGGTGCTAAGTCTGGCATATTATCCCAGCACTCCTCTAAATTTTCAGGGTCTGGTAAATCGTCGTTTAAATCTTCTATGTACTCAAACCATTCATCCCAACTACCTTTACCAATATTAGTATCGATTAAAAACTGCTTGCGTCCATTTCTCATCACACCTGGCATGCGGCTAAGTCTTGACGGATTTTTATTTTGCGTGTCTACTGCTAAGCCGTTCTTGGCACACACTTTATATAAGTAATCAACACGTTTTTGATATTCCTGATAATCTCTAGCTTCAATTTTAACTATTGCGTGAACTGACTTACCACCACTATGAACTAAGCATGCAACTGGCAATTCTAACTCACGAATAATAGCGTTCTGTTGTGAAATACTTGTTTGGTCACTTTCCACAAGTGCATATCTATATTCAGTTACATTGTCATTCTTAACACCTTTTCCGTCTAATGGATTAAATCTTATCCACGCTCCAGCTTCCGGATTATAATCTCCAATTACAAAACCTATATCATCTTTGTATTTGTGTAACTTCTCAATTAAATGGCCCGCTGTTCTATCAAAACAACCTTTTTTGGGCTTGTGTAACGTCTTGCCGTCTTTATCCTCTAAAGGATAAGTCTCAGTCACATATCCAACATTTTCCGTGCTTTGAAATAACGTTTCTAAATAAGTGATTAATTCCTGACTAGGATTCCAATTAAATGGTTCTTGAATCTCCTTACCTTCAATCCAGCTTTTATCTATAAATTTATAATCATTATCAATCTTTATTTCATCATCCCAACCTAACTCGTGGGCGTTCTCTGTGTTAAAATATATAGGCTCGTATCCTCTATCAACTGCCATTTGATATACAGTCCCACCAGTTACTGGCGTTCCTGAACCATTGAAAGTAGTCCATTTTCTTAAACATTCACCTTCTTTGTATCTAATATCATTTTGAGACCATAAGTCCCATTCTTCAACAGTGTGGCCTTCGTGTTTAAGAGCCATACCAACATTTACCCATTCTTGATAATCAAGAGTAGCTGGGTTGATGTACTCTAATAATTCTATTAAGTTTGATTTATTTTCCATTTCTTAACTCTTCCACTCCTAATTCTCTAAAATAATCTGGTTTTCCTATTGACAATTCTTTTATTTTGATATATTGTGTATGTGAACGAATTTTTTTATAAATGACGTACTCACCTACAAAATTGAGTGCGTCTTTTTCTGATTTAAAAACTCCTAATTGATTATTAGGGAATCTATTTGGATTATCATCACAAACCAAATAGATTTTCTCTCCTTTTCGTATTTTTCTATCTTCCATTGTTTTCACCTCTTAATTAATTTAAATATTCGGTCTATAATCTTTTGCAACAATACCTTTTGGAAGTCTCCAACCGTTTGCTGCAATTCTTGTTATCATTTTATTAGCTTCGTCAAAACTCCAAGAACCAACTTTTCTAAAACCTCTATTTTCTAACAATCTAATTTGTTTAGGCGTTGCAAGTCCTGCGTCTCGTCGTTTGATAATTCTGTCAATCAATAGTTTAGCTTTTCCAAAATTCTCAATAGTATCCGCGTTGATTCCCATTTTCTCTAGTGTTTCTACTTGCTTACTAGATGGTGGACCTTGCTCAGAAATAAAACTTGGCACATAATTAGCAAGGTCTTCATCTGCAATACTCATTTCAAATTGTAATGGATCTACTAACTTACCTTTTTTACGACGTTGTTCAGCAAGTTGTTTGGCAAAGCTCGCTTCTCTATCTTGAATTACTTCCTCTGCTGCTTTAATTTCAATTTCTTCTAAATCAACCGCGTTACCAACTTCTTTTTCACTAATCTCAGTCATTTTCTTTGCGACTTCTTCATTCTTCGCGATTAAATGAGCAGGTCTACACAGTTCATGCTTTTCAACGTGCCACAAGAAATCTAAAAGTAATAAGTTTTCTTTTCCTGGATGTAATCTTGTTCCACGTCCAACCATTTGAGAATACAAGGCCCTTACCTTAGTTGGTCTAAGCACTATTACACAATCAACGCTTGGGCAGTCCCAACCCTCTGTAAGCAACATAGAATTACAAAGCACATTGTATTTATCATTGTCAAAGTCTTCTAATATTTGCGCTCTATCTTTACTATCTCCGTTGACTTCTGCCGCTTTAAATCCTTTTGAATTAAGAATATCTCTGAACTTTTGACTTGTTGCCACAAGTGGTAGAAATACTACTGTTTTTCTATCCTTGCAATGTTTAAGCATTTCATCAGCTATTTGGTCCAAATAAGGATCTAACGCATTGCTCACGTCACTAGCTTTAAAATCTCCGTTTTGAGTTGTAACCCCACTTAAATCAAGGTTTAATGGTATAGTCAAACTTTGTATCTTACTTAAATAACCCTCTTTGATAGCATCAACAATTTTATACTCATAAGCTAAACTTTCAAAGTAAGTCCCAAGATTCTGCATATCACCTCTATCAGGTGTGGCGGTAACTCCCAGTACCTTTGCTTTATCAAAATGATTAAGTACGTTTTGATAACTGTTAGAAATACAGTGATGAGCTTCATCAATTACAATGGTGTCAAAATAATCATTGCTAAATTGATTAAGTCTTTTCTCACGCTGTAAAGTTTGAACACTTCCAACAGTGACTCTAAACCAACTGTTTAAAGATGTACTATCAGCTTTTTCTAACGCTGTATTAAGTCCCGTACTTTTCTTTAACTTATCGCTAGCTTGTTCCAAGAGTTCTCCTCTGTGCGCTAATATAAGAACTCTATCCCCTTGTTTAACCCTATCTTCTATTATTTTGGAAAATACAATAGTCTTACCGCACCCAGTGGGAAGTACCAGGAGCGTTTTTTGAACGCCCCTTTCCCATTCCTCTTGAACCTTAACCCTTGCTTCTTCTTGATAAGGTCTAAGTTGCATTTTTAGAAGCCACCTTGACTGTTATTTCCTTGATTCCAAGAATTATTAGCTTGTTGCGGTTGATTGAAGTTAGGTTGTACAAACGGATTTTGAACATTAAGTACTTTCGTAATATCTACTTCATCTTTGTATATCATACTTTTTACTTCGTTGTACTGGTTTCCATTATGTTCTCTGATTCCTACTTTACATACTCCTGTAGCGCCAATTATTTGATTCCAAGGCATTCTTAATGGTTCACCTTTCTTCTTAAGTCCAATAGCTCCAAAGAACGCTGAAAGTAAACCTTCTACTGAACTATGTAAGAATAGATTATGTTTCAGAGTGGTTTCACCTTCATTAGCTGTTATTTTCACACTAACAATTGCTTTAGGACAGCTAGGTAGTTTCCCGTTCGGATTAGTAGGCGTGTGCTGCGCTCTGTCATATCCTGCGACAGTAAATTGATATAGTCCAGGAGGCAATAATACGAACTCACTATCTGCTACTATCTCCGAATCCCAGTCTAATTCTCTTTCAAAGTTGTTATAATTTGTATTGTTATTCATCATTTTTTAAAATTCTCCTTAGTTTATATTTGTTGTTTTAATTCTTTTAATAATTGTTTTAAGCCTTCCCATTTAGGGATAATATATCCGGTTAAATAACCTTGTTCGTTATATACACTCATTGGTGTTCCTTTAGGGAAATAACCTTTGTTTTCAGTAACAAGTTTAATATCTTCTTCCGTGATATTATCTTGCTGCATTAAATCCCATAAAGGTTGTGGAATATAATCTGGTTTTTCTTTTACAAAAGGATCAATTAGATTTTCTTTTGGTGTATTTTCTACCTCTTTGACTATATCTCCGAAATTATCCATTACTTTTTCTTCTTGAGTTTTTTCAACTTTCGGTGCTTCTAAATCACCGTTATACTTAGGTTGCTCAAACTGTAATTGCTCAATTTGTTGTTGTTTAATTTCTTTTTGAACCATTTTTTGTGGTTCTTCTTTAGGTTCTGTTTTAAAAATATGTGCAATTCCGCTAAAATCAAGTGGCAACTCTCCTGGTAAGCCGTGCCTGTTTTTTGCGTCCCATGCAGCAGCGTGTTCTGTGTACATTACGCGCTGACTACCTTGAGCTTTTTTCTTAGTTGAACCTTCTTGTGTAATTAAAAATGTTTTGTAGTTGCAAAATAGCACCATATCCGCCCATTCTTTAACAAGTGGCGCTGTTTGAGAACTTGTTTTCTTACCTAATTTAAGTTCATATTTATCATAAGCGCCCATCTCGTCTGGCAATTCAAATTTTCTAATCTGAGCATGTGCTGTAAGCACAACATTAATTCCAATCTCAATTAAATCTTGTAATTTATTCAAGAAACGTCCCATTTCTTCCTTGGCATAGACATAGCCGTTTCCGTATCCAAAGTCTTCAATCCCTTTCTTACCGTGCATAGCGCACAAATTATCTACACACAGAGATTCCGCCCAGTCAATAGTGTCTATTACTAAAGTCTTGCACACGGTTGGATTTGCCTTAATAAATGCAATTTGATTATTTAACATTATCCAGCTTGTAGGCTTATCTAGTCTTGCAACGTCCATATTGTCAGTTGAGCCTTCCGTATCTATAAATAACGGTTCTGGGAACTGTGCAGCAAGTGAACTCTTCCCAATACCCTCAGTTCCATATATGACTACTTTTTGCGCTCTTGCTCGTTTTCCTCTAGTTATTTGCATTAAAAACTACCTCCTGTATTGTTCGCCCATGACGGTGTTTCTACTTTTTTATTTTTTACATATCCATCTTCTATTATTATTTGGCACTCCTCACCAGTGCTTACTCTTGTTGCTATTGCTTGCAAGTGATTTTCTTTTAACCAGTTACCGAATTCTTGTAACGTCTCTAAGTCCATTTGTTCTAATTTGTCCATTAAGACAAACTCACATTGTGGATTAATCTTTCTAACAATAGCAGTGGCCACTATAAGTTGCTCAGACCCACTCATATTGTCCCAAGGTTGGTCCTTGTAAGTAATTACTCCATTTTCTACGCTAAGGCCTTCTAGTGGTAAATTAGCACCATTTAGTAAGTCTATTTTTTCTTTTCTTAAATTCTCGATAGAGTTTGTTAAATCTTCATATTGATTCTTGTATTCCTCCGCATCCATTTCAGCGCGTTCTCTATCTTGATTAGCTCTAACTTTTCTATTTATTTCTTCAATATTTTCAATACTTCTTTCTAGTTCTTCTGTGCTTTCATCAATTAAATCAACAACATCTTTATTTGCTATTTCTATATCATTATTAATGGTCGCTAAATTATTGTTTAATTCTAGTAATTGCGCTTCAAGTTCAGCTTTTTTATTTTCAGCAAATACTTTTCTAGCTTGTAAATTCTCTAAATTATCACGTTTACGTTGATTTTCTCCGTTTCTAGCAAGTATTTCTTGTTGTTCTTTAATTAATTCAGAAGCACTTACTAATTCATTTCCTACCTCTTTGTAGAACGGTTGTTCTTCAGCGAAATGTTTCTTTTGGTCTCTAATTTGACCAACTGTACGGCGTTTATTGTATAGTTCTAGTTCATCCTGTTCTAACTTGAATAGTTTCTCTCCTAAACCATCAACTGTATTTAATAAGGCTTTAGTCTTATCCTTTGAGTTCATTTCCATAAATTTAGGTAGGTTAATGGCAAATTGCTCAACAAAACTATTTAGTAAGTTTTGCCCAGCTTTCTTTCCGCTAGGATCTATTACTTTTAGCTTGCCATCTTCTCCTTTACGTTCTACTATTAACCCATTATCTAGCTCAACCTTAATAATTGGTGGCACCACACTACCCTCTCTTAGTGGTTTAGACGGCTTATAGGCATTTCCGCCCAAGGCCCACGCTATTGAATCTAATACACTTGTCTTACCTTGGCCATTTCTGCCACCAACAACTGTTAGTCCGTTAGCTGTAGGCTCTATCTGAACAGCTTTTACTCTTTTTACATTTTCTATTTCTAATTTATTAATTTTCACCATAAATCATACCTCCTAACCTATCTATTAAATCTTGTACAATCTCTTTTGGAACTTGCTCACCATCAAGAACAACACACTTAATCCTCTTCTCCTGGATAAGCTCTTGTTCTTGTTCGTTCAGCATGTCTTTTAACTTGTCTATGGTTGCTATTTCTTCAACTCTTGGACTACTTGCAGATTTGCCTTCTAAATGGTTAAGCCAAAATTCGCCATATCTGATTGTTTTTTGAATATCGTCTTTTGGACTTTCGTATTTCTTGTTTGC